GGCTTTGCCCAATCAGAACCCAAAGCCATGGCTGCTATGCCCTTTGTGCTGGCCAAAACCTTGGGGGAGGAACTCGGCTCGGCCAATCTGGCAGCCCTCTCTGTAGAGTACGACCCCAAGACGGGGGACCTGAACCTCAGCGCCACGGACCTTGCCGCCCACGCCGGAACGATTGCGTGGTTCGTAGAGCGGATGATTTCCGATGAGGAGCAGGACGTATCCATCGCCCCGCTCTCCGGGTCTGTGGGCTTCAATGAGCCGCTACAAGAGCGGCAGGCCGTGGAGGCCAACTACAGTCTAGCGACGGCAGAGGGGCGCCAGAGCGGGGATCCCATCACGGAGTTCCTGTCCGTCTTCATTCGGGACGAGGAGGCTACCCGTCTCGACGGCACCACCTTTGAGTACAACGTCACCAGCCGGACGTTGGACGCCCGCATTGATCCGGTCGTGTACGTGGGGGCGAACCTCCAGAACTTCGGTGGGGTGGTCGACTACATCCTGGAGCCCCCTGCAACCCTTACGGGCCAGGGTCGGATCCGGTTCGTCAACAAGACCATCCCCGTACATATCCCTGTGCGGGTGACCTTCGCTTCCTTCGAGGCTGTGGGTGGGGAACGGACGTTTTCCACAAGCTCTCGGCCGGTCTACCGTCCGCCGTTCTTCATCAAGGCGGGCATGGACCACTTCGGGCTCAGGACCGACAGGACCGGGGACTTCCAGGTTGGGCAGATGCTCCGCATCGGGGAGTTCTGTTTCTACGTCCGCCATCTCCAGTATTTCGCTGCCAGCGACCTGACCAGAGTGGACATCTTCCCCTCTACCGTGGAGGAGGTCGGTTCTCGGGCTCCGGGCAACGATTCCCTCACGCTCATTACCGCAAGCCCAATCACGACAGCGGTAGACCCGGACGGGGCGGACATTGCCACGGCGGCCGTGCAGGGCTTCATGCAGACGCTCTCCCTGGCCACCTACCCCTTTGAGCCGGTGGAGCGGGGACAGAAGACGGTCACCTTCCAGGGAGACCTGTCCGGCATGGCTGTGCCGGGACACGTCCTGGAGATGGCGGGGATGCCGTTCACCATCGCTTCGGCGGAACTCAACGAAGACGGCACCCGGACGAAGATCACGACGACCTCCGCCTTTGCGTCGGCCGTTTCGGCTACCGACACCCCCACAGTCAAGCTCTCCTACCGGCCGGTCTACCCTCCGGGCATCCAGGTGTTCCAGGGTCTCGGCCCGGTGCTGGACACGGAAGCTGTGGAGTTGGTGCTCTACGGAGAGCAGCAGGGCGGGGTGACCCAGCCTGGTCGGACGCTCACGCCAGACGTGGGGTACGTGCTGGACCCGACCTCCGGGGTCGTGAAGCTCTTGGAGCCGATCCAGGATCCGCTCGGGCTTGGTCAGAAACTCATCCTGAGCTACACCAGAGTGCGGGCGCTAGCGCCTTTCCTCACGCAAGGCATCATCGGTTATCCCCGGGTGTTCTCTACGTTCCTGTACAACACCCGTCCTTCTGCGGATAACGGGCTCCTGGGCGGAACGCTTTCCGCCACCTACAGCTACCGCAGCCCGGACACCTTCTATTGCCGGATCCCCACCCTGGCGAGCTTCCTGGGTGAGGCTGTTCAAGATGCCGTAGCGGAGATCAAGGCCAAGCAGCCTGCTGGAGGTGCGCTCCTGACCTCAGGGCAGGGAACGGACAACTGGGACCGGGGTCGTCTGGGCCTCATCGCAGAAGGCCGCCACCTGGAGGACCAGGACCGTGCGGCCCGTACCTTCCTGGACTACTACAACTCGGCGGTGGTGGCCTGGGAGCAGGTTCCGGAGACCATCTCCGGTGGGTTTGTGGGGGACAGAGACGGCAAGTTCCGCTTCTTCCTCGGCAAGGGCAAGGAGTACCCCACCCCCGGCTACGAGGATGCCGTCTCCGGGAGGCTGAGTCCCCGCTTCATCTGGGGTGAGGTGGTCAACGCAGAGGTCCCGGCACTAGACCTCCTGGTCAACGACGGGGATAACGTCACGAACCCGCCGGCCACCACCCTGACCGGGGGGGTGATCAACGGTCCTTTCCCGAGCCCCGCTCTCCTGCGCCGGATGACACAGAGGCAGAAGGCCCTTGTCCGCAATGACGTAGATGACCGGGTACTCCTGGGAGTGGATGAGCCCGAATACGTCCTGACCAACGACGCCCCGTTCTTCCAGTTCCGGGCAGAGGGCTCCTATGGGCGGATGGGGGAGATCCACCAGTTCAGCCGGTTGTTCCCCACCCAGACTCGGGCCTTCTTGATCACCTACCCGGGAATCGAGGCCAATGAAGCTGCGGGGGACGCAGGTTTCTACACCTTCGGCCGGGTCTCCTTTGGGGCCTCTGAATCCACCTTCCGCACAGAGATCGGGCAGCTTGCAAACCCGGCCCTGGGGGCCATAGAGAACGTCACCGATGCCTCGCTGTTCAAGCGGCGGGCACGGGCTCGCATCTGGGGCTTCTTCCCCGACGGCATCGCAGCCGGAGCTTTCGAGCCTGGTGTGCCGGCGGCCCCAATCACCGCCCCTTGCGTGATTGCGGTACCCTCTTCTTTGGGGGAACTACCTCTCCGTTCTGACACAGGCTTCCCTGATCTGAGCCGGCTGCTCTCCGACCCGCTGGGCACGGCTACGGATGCGAACATCCCGGATGCGGCTTCCGGGGACCCGGCTCTGGCAGTTCCCGGCTTTGCTGCGGGGGATCAGATTGCCTGGGGTAAGCCCGACGGAACGACCTACCCGGCCTACGAGGCGGGCATTCCGGCAGCGTCTCCCGTCATCCTCCGGCTTACGGGCATCTTCGTCAGAGACGTGCTGCACGGCTGCGTCATCCGTTTCCAGGACGCAGCAGGGGCGGCCCTCGCCGCAGGAACCGCAGCGGACATCCTGGTCGGCACGGCCATTGACAGTGGGATCTCGGCAGAGGATTTCCCCATCGGGAATGGGGACACCCTCTACGTCGTGCCGGTGACCGGCCCCGATGTCGCAGTCCCCAGCGACCCGCCCAATGCGGCTGACATGGCCCTCTTGACGGCGGGGATGGATAACTACCGCACGGGCTATGACGTGACGGTAGGGCCTGACGGGAAAATCTACGACTTCACCTGGCCATCCTTCGATGACCCGACCTTCTTGGGCCTCAAAGAGATCCTGGGGCAGAACCCGCCGGACCCCCTGACTCCGCTGGAGGGGGACATCTCCTTCACGGCGGTCTACCAGAATCCGGTGGAACTACCGTGTCTCCTGGGCCAGTTCAGGGACGATGCCGGGGACTACACCTTGCCGTACCTCAAGTCCGCCAACACGGAGCTTGAGCGGTTCACCCAGGCATCGGCCACTCTTCCGGGTCTCCTCTCCGACTTCTACCCCGACGAGATTGTAGCCTCCGATGGCGAGATCGTGGGGGCAGCGAACATCGGGGATGCCTGGGACCATGCGGCTCCGGCCGTGACCCCCGTGAAAGAGGCCGCTGTCCTGATGACGACTCAGGACATGGAGCCGAAGACGACGACTCCGGCTGTCTCGGGCATCGCAGACCTCCGCCCTTACGACTTCGTGCTCGTGGAGGTGGACGACACGGAGACGGACCTCCGGGCAGGCTCCCAGGGGATCTTGTCCGTCGGTGCCGTGACCTCTCCTGCGGAGAACGGCGGGAAGGCCGGGTTCATCAAGCCGGCTCGGTTTGTCACGCAGACCTCACATCCCCCGGCTTACCGGACACCCCCCGTGGTGAGTGCGTCCAACCTCACCGGGACGAAGATCCGCTATTCCTTCAGCAACTACTATGCCTACGTTGATGGCTATGCCGGGAGCACCCCGCAGGCGGATTTCCCGACAGGGGTGCGGGTTACCGAGCGGGCCGTGGGTGGGGTCGTCCTGAACCGGACGGTCCTGGATTTCACGGACCACCTGATCGCCCTGAACAACGGCATTGCCGCAGGAGCCGGGAACCTCAACGACTTCTTCAACGCCAATCCGGCGGACCCCCGTTCCCTGAACACGGTCACCATCCAGTTCTACGCCAGGGCGGACTCCGCCGTTTCCGAGTTCCCCCCAGGAGCGGCTGCCCTTCCGGCTCCGGGAGCCCTCCTCTACGCCATCTCCTTCCAGTGGAACGGCGGTGCGGCGGTAGAGGTCCAGGGCCAAGATGCCCTGGCAGGGTCCGGGGCCATCTTGCAGCAGAACGTGATTCCGGGAGAGGTGACTTTCGGCACGAACGACCCGGCACCTCTCGGGATCATCCTCAACAACCGACACATCATCATCGACCAGGCCGGGGTCTTCGACCTGGGGAACACGGCGGTTCCGGTCTCTACGGCTGCCTGGTTCCTGCCCTACACGGAGGCCGCCCCCGGGGCGCCGGGGTGGACCAAGACGATGATCTACGGCCTGGACTGCACTATCTCGGTCACCACAGGGGCCGCCGGGGAGAGCCTGACAGGCTATGTGGGGTCGGATCGGCTGACCTTCAACGAGTGCTACGACCTCCGATACGTCCAGGAGCGGGGGGCCACCCACCCGCTCCGGCCAGCGACAAGCCTGGAAGGATCCTTGGAGGTCTTCCTGATTCAGCTAGCTGCCGGTCCGGGGCAGTGGAGCACCATCAACGACACCGACGTGAACGGGGTTACACCCTTCACGTTCTTGCGCCAGTCCGGAGCCACGGCCCCGGACGTGGGTGGCACCTGGGTTGCCGGCGTGGCCGCCACGAGTTCCGAGAGGGGCACTGTAGAGGTGCCTGCTTGGGAGGGGGACGGCAACACCCCCATCTTGGGGACGAGCATCAACTTCGCAGCCATGCCCTCCAACGACTCCAGTTCCGCCGGGGTCATCCTGGCCGGAGACGGGGTCACGGAGAGCAAGTCCAACGTAGCGATCCCTGCCGTTGCCCGAGATCGGTACGACGACAGGGTGACCGAAATCACGGTCACGGCCGGGGCCTATGACCGGGTAGAGAAAGGTGACGTTCTCGTGATTGAGAGATCGCCGGACGCCACGTACATCGCCACGACCAAAGCCGGAACCTACCTTGTCCGCTACGCCCAGGAGCCCACAGGGGCCAACCCCTGGAAGGCGGCATCCCCAGAGGACTATGCCGGGCACGGGGACGGGTTCCTCTCCAAGTTCCCCGTCGTCCAGTCCTTCGATCCGGTAGCGGGAACCCTAGAGGTGGATTCGGTTGCCAACCACGACTTTGCCGCTGCTGGCAGGGTTTACATCATCCTGAATCCGACAGCCCTGACTGCGGCTGGCGCAGCAGCCTATGCCCTGGCCCTGTGGAGTGTGGACTACGCCTCCTTCGCTGTTGGGGCAGCCACCACCATTTTCACTCTCGCAGGTGTGCCGAACTACGCCTGGGCCGATGGTTCTTGGGCCGCAGGGGATGAAAACACCCTGGCAGCCCGCTCTATCGGCCGGTACGTCTCCGGGATGGACGGGGTGGCCGTTCGGGTCCGGGGTGGGGACTTCGCAGATGATTCCAGCCTGGTTGGCTGGCACGACACGGTCGCCCCATTGGCGATTCATGGGGTGCGCTCTGTCAGCCTGACCTCGCCCAGCGGTGCGGTTACGGCGGTATGGGATGTCGGCGGTCCCGTTTTGATTGTAGACGGGAATCCCGGGGTCGGGGCGGGCACTATTGGGGTGGAAGCGGCCCTTCCCCCGGCGAACACCACCTTCATCACCAATGAAGATTTCCCGGTGTACCCCCATGTTCCGATCTACCTGCACTTCTCCCTGAACGCCGCTCAATGGACAGCCCTCAATAACCCGGCAGGCTTCGCCGGGGCGGATGTGGCTTGCTTGGTGCCGGGGGACGGAACTCAGGGTACGTTGGTGGAGTTCATCAACGGAGCCATTGCCGGTTTCTACGCCCAGGAGGGAGTTTTCCTGGAGCCTTCTGTTCCCCGCCCGATGTTCGACCTGGGGGGCATGGGGGCAGGGGCCCAGCACGTCGTGGATCGGGATCACGGCCTGATCTTGGCTGAGATCGGGATGCGGAACTACGACACCTACGACATTGGGGGGGCTCCGGCCTTGCCCGAAGACGTGCGGTTCACGGTCCGTCGGGTCCGTCGCTGGCATGAGGCCCAGGAAACGGCCTCCCTAGACGTGGCGGCCTTGCGCTACGCCTATGAGATCCGCCGGGGGCGGATTACGGCCTACTCCACTACCAACAGAGGCTTCGGGCTCCTTCAGGCCATCGACTTCACGATGGACTGGAACACGGGCTACCCCCATCCAGCGAACCCCCTGGCCCGGGACGTGTGGAACGAGGGTGGCACCTACACCGGCACGAACCTGGGCGCCTTCAACGGCGAAGACGTGAACATCAACCCGGGGGATTTGCTCCGGGTCTATGACGTGGACGGTTCTCTGCTGGATCAGGTGGAGGTCGTTCAGGCGATGGCGGGAGGGGTGCTCAAGCTAGCAGTGCCCGGGCTCACGCAGACCTCTGCCTTTGGCGTCGGCTACACGGACAACGGCGGGCTCCGCTTCGAAGTCTGGCTTCGCCAGGCCCCGGTGCCCCACGAGCAGTCCTGCGAACAACTCCTGGACCTCGTGACCTACAGCGAGATTCACCGGACCTTCGCCAACTACAAGACGGAGCAGGGCGGCTACGTCAACACCTTGGTTGGGGTCGGCTATGCCGATACGGTCAACCGACTCCTGGACGACCTAGACGCCGACGGAACGGCTGGGCAGACTTTCGCAGCCCTGGGGGCCCGGCGGGGCGACATTATCCTGGTGGACTTGGCCGGAACCCTGCCCAACGGAGAACAGGGCTCACCTCCGTCTGGGGACCTGGGTGTGGCTGCCCGAACGGATGCAGGAGTCCACGTATCCGGCGGGCCGGACACCCTGGACGACAACAGAGGCTTCTACCGGGTCACCCAGGTCAACGACTCGGCTTCTCCGCCGTTCCTCACGGTGGACGGGGCTCACTCCTTTGCGGGGTCCACGCCTGCTGCGGGGGGCTCCCCTACGCCGGTCTACTTCCCGGAGGGGCACCCAGAAGAGGCGCACATCGCCTACGCCGTCTACCCAGAGGTTACGGACTCGCCTTTTGTGGCGGACGGTCCCGTGGGGGACGAGGAGGGGCAGAACGACCTTCGGCCTACAATGCCCAGGAGCGCTACGGGCTCCTACTCCTCGGGCTATGCGGGGGGTGCCAATGAGGCGGTCCACTCCATCCGACCCTTCAGCTACCGGATTCTCCGGCCCAACCAGATGTTCTCGGATGAGGCCATCGACCTCGTGCTGACGATGCGGGAGCGGATGCTGTCCTGGATAGAGCTTCTGCGGAGCATCCTGTGGGGACGGAAGCTCGGGGACTACTGGGTCTTCCAGCGGGACATACACATCCACGACGTAGGGGATCCGGTCAACGTCCTGGACGGGTGGGGGCTCCTCTCCAACGCCTTCGTGCAGATGTTGACAGGCCGGTGGGAGCACGCCCCCTTCACGAACAACGCCCTGTGCTTGTCCATGCTCGACCGGCGCTTCTGGATCCGGGATTCTCTCCTGGACCGGATGCAGCCGACGAACGTAAACCCGGCCCTGGCGGACCCGAACCAGGGGCAGATGCACACAGGTGCCCCTGCCTTCCCGAATATCGGGGGCCCCTACACGGCCTATACGGATGACGTTGGTGGGGCTGTTCGCCCCGTCCTCCCGGATAGGGTGGAAGAGGTGCTGGATACGGCGGACAGGCTCCGGGAGATCCGGTTCGTCTGGCTGGCCTACAGAACGCACCTCCTGTTGGGAACTTTGGCGGCCATCACCCGGTTTGAGGTGGGTCTACCGGAGCGGCAAGAGGAGCAACGGAAACTGGCACTCCTGATGGAGTCCACTGAGAAGGCGGAGGTATGAGCAAGAGGTCCCCGACCCCAGCGGAGCTAGTGGAAGAGGCCGGAACCTGGAGAGAGGTGGGGGGCAAAGCCGTGCGCCCGAAGTTCGCCAAAGACCAGGCGGAGTTGCTGGGGAAGCTCAAGGGGCTGTTGGAGATGGAACAGGCTTCCCTCCAGAAGAAGCTCATGGAGGCCCGTGAAACCCTGGCCCGTGTACAGCACGGAGGGGGCTCGTAGTGGCTGGTGATCTGATCAAGGGCGAGTGGGGAACCATCACCTTCGAGTTGCCGGATCTCCTGGAGGACTTCCGAGAGCAGATAAACTCGGTTGCCGAACTGCTGGTCACCTTCCTAGACATCGCCCTTGCCGCTCTCCGGCTCGTAGAGGCGTTTGCCTTTTCGTACCTGGACCCGATGGCGGCCCTGGTCCAGGCCATCGTCGTTCTGGTCCGGCAAACCTTGGATGACTTCCGCCAAGTCGGGCTCTACATGACGGGGGACTACGCCCTGTTGGAATGGCCCTTCGACGACATCCGGGGGGGCTACTCTGCCTATGAGGCCCGGATGATCGGCCGGCTCACGGATCGGGCGGACCCTACCCGGCCGGACGTGTCTAGCGTGACGGAGGTCTTCGCCTTCTTCAGCTACCTCTCCCTAGACGTGTCGGATCTAGAGCGGGTTAACGAGGAGGGCCTTCAGCCGCTCATCTCCTTCGTGAAGCAACTCCTAGACCTCTTTGGGGGCAAGTTCTTCCCCACCGGGAGTCTCCCGGTCCCCGTCATCACCAAGGTCGAGTACGGGGCCTCTACCACAGGCGTTTTCCAGGGCCTGAGCAACATCATCCCCGTTTGGGGCGACCCGGCAAGCAAGGCCCGGGTGACCTGGAAGGTCCCACAGCCCAGCACCCGTAACCCCTCTAACCCCCTGTCTTCTGTCATGGGTCCCGGAGGTTTCCTGGTTACGGTGTCCACCCTTCCGGAGGGGATCCCTCTCCACCTTTCCCGCCCCCAAGGGGATGCCGGCCGGAAAGAGAACAAGAGCGGGGACCAACAGCAGCCCCGAGAATACCTGCCCTGCCGGGATCGGAATGGCAAGCCCATCGTCCTCCATGGCGGGTACGACATGCTGGCCTTCGATGAGGGGGACGTGGGGTGGAACCAGGCCATAGAAGGGGGGAAGGTCAAGGACGGGGCCTATCAGGTCTTTGGGGTAGAATCGCCGGCCAAGAACTCGGTCCTCCCCCTGGAGTTCCTGAAGGACGGGAACGGGGACGACGCCACCTACTATTTCCAGCGGACCTTCCAGGTCTCCCTGGCGTCCGTGGTTTTCCAGTGGGCAACGGAGGAGTTCGGGCTAGTTCTGGACCTGGACGACATGCCGCACCATGCAGAGGTCCAGCGGCAGTCTGACGGGACCATGGAGCTTCAAGACCTGGGGCGCCCCAGCACCTACTACGTGCGGGTCGTCTCCACCTCCGCAAAGATTGCGAGTGAGACCGGATGGTTCGCCTACGACTTCACATCCTCCGCCCCGCTTGCGGGAAATGTGGTGGGTCAACCCGCCAAGGTCATGCTGGCGAACGGGGAGTCTCCGCAGAGCATCAGCGAATTCAGCCAGCCGGCGAAGGTCACGTTCCCGAGAGCCAACACCAAGGAGTTCCTGGAGGCCGTTCAAGCGGCTCTGGTAGTCCTGGCTCTGAGCCGGCCGGACCTGCCCATCGTGGACGAGTTGGCGGAGACCAAGGGCAGCGCCCTCGTGGAGCTAGCCCAGGCTCACCAACTCCTCTTGAAGGACGTGGCCCTGGTCAGGACCGGGTTGGAGAAACACGCCGGTCTCCTCGACCGGATGTACCCGGAATACCGGGAGACCATCGAAACGAAGGGGTGGGACCCGGCCGACTTCCGCCGGGACCTTATGGACAAGATACAGACCTTGGCGGGGGAGATCCGGGACCAGTCGGGAGCGTCACCGGAATTCGAGGATCTGGTGGTGGCGCAGTCAAAGGGTCTCCGCTCCGTGACCTGGGGAGACATCCTGAACTACGGAGAGTCCGTCACGCCAGGGGCGCAGCTTCCCGTGGCGAAAGCGGGCCTGGGGGACCAGACGCTCCTCCAGGGGCTCCAGCAAAGCCTGCTCGGGGAAAAGCACGGGAAAGTTTACCTTGGAGACAAGTCCAACATGGGCCTTGCCTCCAACCCCTACAGCATCGGGCTTCCCCCCAAGGACTGCGACGAGCTTTTCCTCCACCCCGGCATCGTGCGGAAGCGCAAGCCTCACTTCATCGAAGCAGCTCTAGACCCGGGGGATTTCCAACCTGAGGTGAGAGGGGGAGAGGCCGTGGCCGCCCTCCTGGATGCCGCAGAAGGAACCCGGCGGGAAATCTACCTCAAGTACCTGAGCGAAGACCGGGAGACCGGGGAGTTGTACATAGAGGTACCCACGGAAGTCGTGGCTCTTGTGCGAGACCTGGAGGGGCAGAAGCGGACCGTTGGGTCGGCGGACTTGTCCCCGTGCTTCTTCACGGAGGTGGACACCCTACGGGACGTACTCGGAACGGCCAGCGCAGACTTCGACACCAACAAGAATGACGGGGCCGGGGTGCTCTACTGCCGGTCGCTCTTTGCTGCCATGGACGGGGAAGAGGGCAGGGCCGACATCTACGGGGAGGCGTCCCTTGTCCTGGGGATGCTCTCTTCCGTGCTCCGTCCGCCTGGCGACGGGGAGTGGATCGCCGTCCGCCTCTTCGACGCCATCCCCGCCCTGGAGGACTTTTTCGAGAGCATCCAGGACTGGCTGGACTCCCTAGCTGAAGCGGTCAAGGACGTGGCTGCCGCTATCCTGGCGTACATCGATTTCATAGAAGCCCGGCTGGTTGAGCTACAGCAACTCATCCGTCGGATTAACGCTCTGGTCCAGACGATCTTGGGCTACATCCCGATGCTTCCCAGGTTCAGCGGGCTGATGCTGATCGCCCCAGGAACAGACGGGATCACAAGCGGGCTGGTGACGGCCACCAACAAGCCCAGTGACAGCCCCTTGGCCTACGGGGCGGGGTTGGCTGTGCTGGTACCGCTGATCCCAGGCTCCGTTGCCATCCCGTTCTTGTTGGACCTCATTGTCGGAGAGGAGGGTGACCCGGCGGACACGACACCGGCAGCATCCTCCTCAGTCCCAGACGCCTTCGGGCTTGAGGGTATCGCCGCCCCGCCCGCCCTCCCCGGGCCAAATGACGAGCCAGATGTGCTCTAGGAGGTCGCTGTGGGGTCTTTCAGCAAGCTCAGTCGGTGGCCGGTCGGGTACTTCAGGGCAATCTCCTCTTGGCTGCTTCGGAATCGTCGTGAGGTGCCGGCCCGTATCGCCACCCTGACCGCAGAGGTCGACCGTATCGGCTTCATCCGGGTCTACTACCGGGTGTCGGACAACGACGACGGCAGCCGGACCGTGACAGAGGACCGGATGGGCCTGACAGTCACGGAGGGGAGCAGCCTCCACAAGCTCCTTCAGGCGTACATCGCTCAGGGGGGTAACCCCTTTGACATCTCCCCCTTCTGGCACCCCGATGAGGCGTCTGTGGTCGGGTACGACGGGGCGGGTAATCCGGTCAAGGCCCCGGACTACCCCCACGGGGGCATCGTCTCTCTCAAGTCCGCTGCCCCCAATGAGCCCTTGGCGAGCACCCGGAAGGACGACGACGGCAACACCGTCTATGAGGCGACTGGTTTCGAGAACCACCCCGGCGGAGACCCGGACACGGAGCGCTTCTACACGGCACGCTTGGGCACCCAGGCGGCACGCTCCAATCTCGACATTCCCACGGTGATGCACAAGATTCGGGGCTGGGCCAACCAAGAGATCAAGGAGCGCCTACAGGACATTGAGTGGAGGGTGGTCAAGCTCATGGATCTGCGGGAGCAGCTAACCCGGGAGCGGGATGAGGTTCTGCAACAGGCGTTCGGGGGGGCTTTGCCCGGACTTCCCGGTTTCGATGAGGCTCGGTTCAACCCAGCCTTGACGGTCCAGAGTCTCATTCAGGACATGTACGAGTTGATCTACGTGACGGGGGAGGATGGGCGGGTCTTGGCCTTCCGTGCCAATGACAACGTGGCACTCTTGAACTTCACTTTCGAGGACGTGACCTCGGAGTTGCGAACTCCGGCAGGGGGTTAGTCTTCGACCGGGAAGCACCGCAGGCAGAGGTCGGCCCCCAAGGGGGAGTCGTCGTACTCCAAGGCATCCGTGCCGACCAGGCACCCGCAAACGGGGAGGGCCATGTCGCCTCCCCGGTCAGCCGGCTTGTGCGCTCGGGCGTTCGGGGTGCGGCTATGAAGCACGAAACAGTAGCGGTAGTTGAGTCCCTGAATCCTTCCGGTGGCGTTGCCCATTGTGGCCTCCTTCTTCACCTTATCTACCCACAAAGGTCTGGAAGTAAAAGAGCCGGTGCCGGTTGCCTGTCTATAAGCCGGGATAGGGTGAGGGCCCGAACCGCCCACAGGGGACCATGAGCCGGGATGTCCAGATTGCGTGGCCGTGCCCACACTTGACGGTTGAGGAGGTTGTCTCCTTGGAAACGGATCGCCGTTCCCTGGCGACCCGTCAACCAGTGGGAGGGGCTGGCACCGTTCGGATCCTGGTGAACGACGAACTGTTCATCCCCGCAACCGGCTGGTCTTCCCCAGCCACCCTCTTCAGCACACTCTCCGGTCCTTTCGACCTTCGGGAGAATGAGGACACCGTAACGGTGGTGACCTCTGGGGGGACCTTCACCCTGGCCCTGGGGGTCACGGGGCAGGTGCGGTGGGGGGCGGACATCATCGTCCAGAAGTTCCTGGGGTCGGACTTCAGCATCGGCCTGATCGAGAACGTCAATGGCCACCTCTTGATTACGGACACCAACACCGTTGGGGTGGGTTCGCTCGTGAAGGTCACGGGAACCGCAGCGGCGGCGCTCGGGTTCGGCCAGGACGGGGTGAGTGCCCGGCAACGGCAAGCTCGGGGGCAGAAGGTCTACCCCGGCTGGTCCCTGGGAGTTCGGAGCGACACCATCACCAACCGGCGCCCCGTATTCAATGAGGTCGTCCGGGGCAATCCCGTTTTCAAGGTCACCTATTCGGTGCCGGTGAATCGGTGCCTGCGCTGCGGGGCCACCTTCGTAGAGAATGACTACCGCTTCGACACGACAGGCAACGCCATCCTCATCGATGAGGAGGACTTGCTATATCAGGCGTGTCTGAAGATCCTGTTGACGGACCGGGGCTCCAACCCCTACCACACTTGGTACGGGACGGTGATCCGCTCCCGTATTGGGAGCAAGGCTCTGGGGGGCACGGCTGCTCTGCTGTCAGACGATGTGCGGCGAGCCCTGACCCGGCTTCAGTCGGTGCAGAAAGAGCAGGCAAACTATCAGGTGGTGACGCCGAAGGAACGGCTCTACAACCTGCTGAACATCCAGGTATCGCCCCACGAGCAAGACCCGACAACCTTCCTGGTGGACGTGGTGGTTCAGAACGCTTCGGCAGAGCCGATTAGCCTCTCCATCGTGTTCACTGTGCCGGGGGTGGTGGCGGTCATGGGGTCCAACGGTCTTTTCCTTGGGACGCAAGCTGCGGGGTTGACCTCGGGGCGGGCCTCATCGCTGTTCTTGTCGGACGGGAGTTAGGGAGGCATGGCAACGAACCCACAGTTTGAGGGGCCGGACCTCGTACTCCGGGAGGAGTTCAACTTCTCGACTACCCTCTCCCAGCGGTTCTTCGCTGGGACCATGGACGCCGATACCGTGGACATGCAGGTTTCCATTCGGGGAACTGCGTTCTCTTCCGACCCGGACCTCATCACCTTTGAGGGGACGAGCTTCGTTATCCCCAACCCGTCGGCCTTCCCGAGCGGGCTTCAGCTTCTTCCGGGCGACAACGCTGTCCAGGTCAAGTCTGTCCTCTCCAACGGGTCGGTTACGTCCCCCTCCACCCTCAACGCACGGCTGGTGCAGGACGAGGATGTCCAGTCGGGGCTTGCAGCACCGACCGGGGTGTCCATAGAGAGGTTCGACCGTACGGTGGTGGTCACGGTGGAGGGCCTGGACGACAGTGATGTCCTGGGCTACCACTTCTATGCCGCCACGGCCCCCGGTGGGGGGACTACCGGCTACAGCCGCATCAATCCCGCCCTGATGGTGTCCAGTACCACGGAGGAGAGCTTCACCTCCTTGGGCGAACTCACCGTTGACGCCAACATCGCCACGAATACGGACGGCTCCCACGCTGCGGACCCCCTCTTCGTGCGGGTGATCGGGCGCCAAGAGGACAACCTGGAGACGGTGCTCCAGGCGGACTACGACCAGACTCTAGAGGTCAATGAGCTTGTCGACCGGGTACGGACCTCCGTAACCGTAGAGTCCGTCCGTCAGGTCCAGCGGTACTCCTTCGTCCATGACCGGCAGAGCACTTTCGAGTCGGCCATCAACCCGGCCATCCCCAACGCCGCTTTCAACACCGTTTCTACGGAAGATCCGCTCTACTACATCGTGACGGCGGTGTACGTCGTCGGGGCCGAAGAGTTCGAGTCCGCTTTCAGCCCAGAGGTGGCTGGCGCCCCCCTCGTTGTCACGCCCAACGTGGGGAGCTTTCCCACGGTCAGCCGGCAGCAGGTGGTTCGCTCCACGGTGCTCAGCATCTTCAGGAGCCAGCCACAACTGGACGTGAAGCCGGGCGCCATCGTTCGGGATACCTTCATCGACCCGTTCTCCACGGAAGCGGAACGTATCCGCTTCATCGTGGGGTTCATGCACGACGCCCAGAGCTTTTCTACGCTGCTGCCTATCGACGACCCCGGTTTCACGGGGACCTCTATTCCGGTTACGCAAAGCCCCTACAAGCAAGGGCTCAAGCTGGCGTTCTTCCTGGAGACCGACCAAGCCGTCCAGAACGTCATTGACGCCTCATTCGACAAGCTGGCCTCCAACTACGGGAAGATCCGACGGGCAGGGAGACGGGCTCGGGGCTCCGCTACGATCTTCACCCGGCAGCGGCCCACCACGGCCGCCAACTTCCCCATCGGCACGATCATCGCTCTGGGCGGGGTCCGTTTCCGGACGACCTCTCCAGTCACAATCTCTGCTGCGGGTTCCGGTTCTTTCTTCAACCCGGCTACGGGCCGGTATTCCGCCCAGGTCTTCATCCAGGCGGAGAACCCCGGGCTCTCTGGGAACATTGCACCGGGCTTGGGTTCCGTTTCCGGGGCACCCCTGGGCATCCAGGCGCAGAACACTTCCCCGACCTTCGGGGGGCTGGACGAGGAGTCCAACAGAGACCTCGCCAACCGGGCGATGGGGGCTCTGTCTTCCGTGGACTCTGGGACATACCAGGGCTACCGGGAGACGGCCATCGACGTGCCGAACGTGAGTCAGGTCAACGTCGTTCAGGCCGACCATCCTCTGATGATGCGGGATCGGAACGACTCCGGGACGCACGTCGGCGGCAAGGTGGACATCTGGCTACGGGGGGAGAGCCTGGGCACCGTTACGGACGCCTTCGCCTTCTCCTTCGACCTTGGGGAGAACGTCCAGTTTGAGGTGGTGGGGGCTGTTCAGGATCTCACGTTCCGGGCGGTGGACCCCAACCTCACGACAGCCAACCCCATCATAGAGATGCTGTCGATCCCGGGCTACGGGTTCGAGTTCAAGAACCACAGCACCGGGGTCGTGTACGACCTCACCGACGTAACCATCGTCTCCTACAACTCGATCCAGTTGGACTCGACGTTGAATGACCCGGCAGACGTGGACGTGTCCGACGAGATCCGGGGCTACTACCGCTACCGGACCAGCGACAAGCACGTCTTCGCCCGCCAGCCGGTCAGGAGCATCGTCAGCTTCACCGGACAGGTGAGCGGGACGCTAGACTCTTCTGTCTACGACCTGTTCCGGGTCGCAGACCCCCTGCTCCTGGGGCGTTCCTCCGAAGCTGGGGACTACATCCAGGTGACGGAGCCGGACCTGTTGCCGGCTGGGGTGTCCGTGCCCTCTGCTACCCCTGTGGTGATCACGGGGGAGGAGCACGTCATCCTGGACGGCATAGAGTATCTGAACTACTTGGGGGCCAACCCCCTGACGGTTCGGGTCTTCAACGCTGACCGCTCCGTGGAGTACGACAGCCCCTTTGCCAGCCTCTTGCCGGACTTCACGTTTGTTGCGGGGAGTCCGACGGTGGCCTTGGGCATCCAAACGACATCCGGCTCTACCATCACGGAAGGGCAGACGGTCCTGATCGACTACAGCCACGACGAGAACTTCTCCGTGGCCTACAAGCCGAACGTCCTGATCGACGTGGCCCAGGACGCCATGGACAGTGCCCGGCACATCACAGCGGACGTGTTGGTGAAGGATGCCGTTCCGGTTCCGTTGGACCTCACGGCGACCCTGGTACTCCAGAACACCCAGGACACGACCCTCTCCAAGTCTCAGGTGGACGGGCTTGTCCGGACGGCCCTGACCCGTTTCTTCGGTGCCCTGACGTTGGGGGAGCCGGTGCGGCCCTCCGACATTGTCCGGGTTCTAGATGAGGTGGCCGGGATCTCCTACGTCGTCACACCCATGACGAAGATGGTCAAGGGGGACGACGCCCAGGTGCTTCGGGAGTCCCTGAACACGAGCCAGGATGCGGACGTACATCAGATCACGTCCTGGACCACAGCTACGGTTGGGGTCTGGCTCCTCAAGGACGAGCTTGCAGCGGCCACGGACAACGCTGGGGGCTCAATCTACGAATTCCGGGGCGTCTTCGCAGAAGAGGTGCGGCTAGAGCACTACGAGGTAGCCCCCAACGCCAACGGCATCCCGCTGAACAACCAGAATGGCGGGGCCTTCATCATCGGGAACGGGGGGCTGGAGATTCCGGGCTACACCGATGACGCCACTCTGATTGCGGCCTACACCTTTGACAGCGACCCGGACCTCCGGGACGCCCAGGTGGCGGCCAAGCGGAAGGAGCTAACGCAGAATCGGGTACTGGTCACGCTCCCGATTGGCTCGGAACCCCAAGACGTTGCCTACACCGTCACGTACATCGTGAGCGGGGACATCGGGGTCAAGAACCTGTCTCCGGGGACGGCCGGCTACTTGACGGTAGGCGACTTCGACTTCTCCTGGGACCAGGACGAGAACTTCCAGACTCAGGTGCTCGGCGGGTGAGTGTCCCTGCCCGAAAGGTGGCTGCGGCTTGGGTCGCCCGGCGTGCCCGTCAGGACATAGAGAACCTGCGCCCGGCTCTGGAAATCTATGCCGCTCTCCTGAAGGCGGTAGTTGCAGGCCGGGGCATGGACGTTTACCCGGCGGATGAGCGGGTCGTCCTGCAAGCCAGTACCCTCAACCTTCGGGACTTCAGGAAGGCTACCGAAAGACTGTGGTTCGAGTTTGAGGCGGGAGGGGGCATCTTCTACGACGCCAACCGCCAAAGAATCCATATCAGGACCCTCCTGAGGGTGGACGACCTCAACTACAAACTCCTGGTCAAAAGGGCCGTAGAGAAGAACAAAAAGCAGATCGTCCACGAACTGACCCACCACCTAGACTACCTGCGGATGGGGGGTGGGTGGGATGAGGCCGAGAGGAGCTACAAGACCCCAGAGGAAGACGCAGAGGCATACTACAACCACCCGTTGGAGATGAATGCCTACTTCCAAATGGGAGCCTCCCCGGTCGTGGAGGAATACCAGACCCTTCTCGCTGACCTGGAAAAGGACACCGGACCCGACAACGAGGGCTCCGGCGCCCACCAAATGGCTGTCTGGTCGCTTAGCGACATGGCGGGGTCTACCTGGGATGGGTTTCTCAAGGATTGGGTGCGGGGGCAGACGGACAAGGGGAAGTTCTGGGAGAACCTGCCCCCAAAGAACCGGAAGCGGATGCAGAAGCGGGTCTACGACCTGTTCGACAAAACCGTGCTTGACGCCAAACGGAAGCTGGAAGAACTCAAGCGTCGGGGTGACCCGATGGCGGTAATGACGTAGATGGCTGACCGGCCGACCACCAAGAACGTCCTTCCGGGGCTGCTCCAGCAGAACCCCTCCCTGGTGGAGAAGGACTCCCAGGACCGGAAGGACACGGTCCGGGATCAGGTGGACCGGATCATGGAGGTGTTCCTGCGCCTCCTACCCAGCAACTACGTCGCCCAGGTCTCGGGGCCGCACTACACCCTGCAATTCCAGGCAGCCGCTGAGCAGATCGCAGAGTTTCAGGTCACGGCGCAGGAGGTCTTTGCCGACTCCGCCTACGACTACCTCCGAACGGAGTTTCTGTTCCAACTGCTCGGGAACCTTGTCTTCCCAGACGCCACCGATGACGGCCACCCCACCCTGGCAGGTGACCTCACCTATCGGGACTTCCTCAGGGGCATGGTGGAACTGCTCCTTCAGGGGGCCACCCAAGCCACCATTGAGGGCGGCCTTGCCCTGCTCTCCGAGGCCACCTTTGAGGTGATCGAGCGGGGGATCGCTGCTCGGCAGTTGGGGGCAGGTGCGGCCTGGGGCTTCGACGACCAGTTCACCTTCGAGATCAATGTCAGCGAGACGGACCACACAACCGGCCTGGAGAAGTTCCCGGAAGACCCTTTCATCCTCCAGGAGAACGTCAGGATCGTGATGCGGGCGCTCAAGCCTGCCCACACCCTGTACGACTACCGGCACCTTTTCACGGAGACCTTCGGGACGGTGTTTGCCGACACCGTTTCCTACGCCTACTCCGACTACCACTACGAGGACTTCCGCCGCTTCTGCACGGGGGCCAAGCGGTTGACGGGTACGGCAGGGGTGACCTGGACGGACAGGGGCCTGTTCAGCGACCCCGCACGGGACTTCAGCAACATTCAGGTGGGGGCAGACCTCACGGTTACGTCCGGCCCGAACAGCATCCATGCAGGGGGCCAGGAAGGGACGATAGCCTCCACGGACTACCGGCACATCGGGCGCTACAGGGTCCAGAGCGTCCTGACCTTCCCAGTTGGCGACGATGCGGTTCCCCGGGCCTACACGACCTCCCCCACGGGGTTGAGTGGTGAGGGTACCATTTCAGGAAGCGACATCACGGACTCCTCGCAGAATTGGGGGCTGGCGGCGGA